TGTCGTTTTCCCCGTCCCGGGTGGTCCGTATATCCTGAATATCTTTGTTTGCATTCTCTTCTTCGATTTTATTAACTATTACACGCACTCTTTCGCGTGTTACACCATACTTCTTACCTATAGCCGTGAGTGTCATGGCTCTTTCGGTGCGTAATCGGTGCATTTCACGGTTTCGTTCTTTATAAGTCGAGGTCATCTACTGCATCCTTTATACTGCCATACTGTTTTACAAAAAGCGGTGTTTTATCTCCCACCCATGAGCCTTTGATATTGTATTCAAACCATTCTTGGGCTTCATCTGGGGACATACCTTCCTTTTCTATTAGTATCTTCAATACCTTATCGTAGTCATAGGCAAAGACCTCGTCCATACCAAAACGGGATGCTACGCCTAAAAATGCTTTATCAAATCCATCTGCTTTTAACATTAAAATACCTCTTTGCTTTCATTACCACCAAACTCAGGAGCGGATAGCTCCACCTCTACCGCATCAAAAGACGGTATCTTCCATACACGCACAGGGCGCCCTCGTATCGATATCTGTAGACTTTCACCACCCTTGTCCCGTAGGCGCTGTGCTATCTTGTGGCTTTTGTATTCAAAGAACTTGTTGCGCTTTAGGTGCGCATCAAAATCTTTTAGTCTAAAGTAAGTCATCTTTTCGTCTTCATCGGTCCATGGACGCTTCAACAGTATCTCTTCTTTATCGTCGGCCTGTTGCATACTTTGACAAAACTCTTCGAGATGGTCATAAAACTGTCCGCTGACACTAGCGTCCTGTGATACATCTATGATAGCGCTTTCGTTTTCTTTCATCTCTTGCATCAACGCTCCTATACGGTTCTCCCATATTATTCGGGACACAGAGCGAGGCATAAAGTTTAGTTGCTCCATGCATGACCTTTGAAAGATAGCTTGGTTTAGCAAGGCATCGGTATCCATCTCTAGTGGCTCACCGTTTACATCAACGAACCATACGGGCGGTATTGAGTTGTATTTACGTAAGTTTGCTATTACAGCGCCTTGTACAGCCGCTCCTACACCGTGCTTTCGTGTAAGACATAAGGTTTTGTTGCAGTAAGCGTTGATTGGGGCATCACTACATTTGTAGGCATACTCCTTACGCTCAAGCTGTTTGGCTACGATGTTTACCTCGCTAAGAGGCAGAGGCGGCTCAAGATACTGCATATTATAGGTAAGTATCTCTGTTTCCCAACTATCAGGGTAGGCCTTGCGTAAGTACACGCCAAGATTAAATAATCCATTGTTTCTACCGCCCTCACCTATTTTTTTACTGGCCAGTATTTGTAGACAGGGCGGACCGTCCATCATGGGCTCTTGTACTTTAGGCTCGCCTACTTGTAGGCGTGTTATCTGTTCGGGTGTTTGTTTGTATTCCTCGTATAACTTTATAAACTCGTCAAGCGTGGCGCTTGTGCCGTCGTCCTTGATGGCATACCGCAGGCCGTCTTCTGCATCAAAGTACGGTAGGTTTAGAAAATTTCCTACATCATCGCGGTCTAAGTGTAATTTTATCTGCTTTGGGAATATCTCACTACCGCCGTAACCGAGCGCGGCAGACATTTGTTGTAGCGTTGCTTGCATATCTTTGGCTTCTATCCATTCTGTAGCAAATAGAAAGCAGTGTGCTCCACCTGATTTGGAGCGACAAATGACCAAAGGCAGTTTTAGCTTACGTATTTGTTCTATTAGTTTCTTGTGGTCAAGGGGATATTGATCCACATCAATACACCCCCAGACACATTTGTTTTCTTCGTTTATGGGTATGATACCTATACCACGGCCTTTGCCTGATATATGACCTTCCCATAGTTCTGTGGACCGTGGCTCGCGAACTATCGCGGCACGGCCCGTGCTCTTACCATTTAATTGCTTCTTATCAATCTTGAACGTGCCGTAGGCTAGTTGCAGACCGTCAAAGATTGCGGCAAATTTTTCTACTGATGACATACTTAAAACGGTATCTGATCTTTTTCGCCGCTCTTAACATCTTCATTCTCACGCTTAACTTCAACGTTGCCCGACTGGACACTCTCGGAGAATGATTTAGCTTGCTCATATGTCGCTAAGTTTTTTGCAAACTGAGTAGGATCTTTCTTCTGAGTTTCCTCGTCAAGAAGCGGTCCTTCCAGTTGCATTTCCCAACCGTGCCATGAGCCTTTGTCATTAGACTCACCAAGGGTTTTAAGACGGAACTTGTACGCGAACCGTGCAAACCCATCTCTGTCACACTGCGCCATAATCATGCTGTTAAATTTGCGTGACTTTTTTAGCTGTGTAGACTTCATGGGTATAAGCGCTGTTTCGCCCTTACCGTCCGCACCAATCACTAACACAAAGTGCTGATGCGTTTCCTCGATGTAATCCCCACTGCCGTCGGTGCAATACTCCTTATTGTCATCCTCTGACCGTTTTACGTCAGGACACTCTGCTCGTGTCTTGTAGACCGTAGGAGCGCCGCTACCTTGGCCTCTGGGGGCCCATCGTAGAAATTCACGCTGATAAGCAACCGGAACGACTACAATGCCTTCCTTACCGCTGTATAGCGCTTCTGTGACACTATTATATATGTCACCCTTTTTACCATCGAGCTTGTCCATCATTGGATCGACACCCGATAGTATCTTGATAAACGGTAAGGCAAGATCGTCTTTACCAACGTTCTCGTTACCCTTTCCCGCGTCTTTTTGAAGTTGTGCAAAATCAAATGCGACAACCTCTGTGGCTTTCTTTTCAGCCACTGATTTGCTTGCTTCAGCCATTCTTTGCTCCTTTCGCTTTAGTAATGACGGCTCGTTGACCAACATACGCCCCAAATAACTCCATCGGGAACTCGTCCCCATTCTCAACACGTTCTTTGACAAAAGCCCGTAATGACATGGGTTCGATCTTTTCGGTCTGGCTTGGGACGTAGCCTTCTTTTTCGGCAAACGCCTTGAACGAAGATGCAAGATCGTCTTCTCCGCGTCCAAACTGACAAGATACTGTGTTTTTAATAATGTCGTCATGCCCATGCTCCCTTAGCCATTCAAACGCCGCAGGACGGTTGTCTACCTTAATAGACGCGCCATACTGTGGCTTTATAGTTACTTTTGATCCGTCTAGCAGAGTAAACTCCATAGAGTTAGCTTCTGTCATCAATGCGGGTAAATCTTCATCCGTCATCTTTAACAGCTTCTTTTTCTCTTCTTTGAGCTTTTCGTCTAGTTCTTTCACAAAAGCATCTTGTTTAATAATAGCTTCGGCAAATCCAGTAAGCGTGGATAAGTCTTCATTATCTAACGTATGCTTGGAAAATAAGGAGCCCTGATTGGCATCCTCTTGTAGTTTCTTCATTATGTCCATATATCGTCCTTTCTCTTTCGCGATTAAAAACCTTTTCAGGTCTTGACAATTCCATATATATGCCTATAAGTTCTTATAGTCAAGAGGTAAAAATGAAAAAATATAAATTTAAAACGAAACCCTTCGATCATCAGATGAAAGCGTTCCGTGATTCGTGGGACGCAAAGTATTATGCACTATTTATGGAGATGGGTACAGGTAAATCGAAGGTGGCCATAGATACTATGGGGGCCCTGTATACAGAGGGCAGAATAAACGCAGCACTAATTATATCACCAAAAGGCGTGTACGATAATTGGGTGCAAGGTGAGATACCGACACACTTGTCTGAGGACATACCTATTAATATGGTGCGATGGCAACCATCCAGTGCGCAGTGGTTTCAGAAACAAATGAAAACGTTGGTGTATGAAAAGTTTGATGGGCTCAAGATATTTGTTATGAACACCGAAGCACTGTCCACGCCTCGTGGTACACAAGCCGCACACACGTTTCTTGAAGCTAATGATGAAAACATCGTGATAGTGGACGAAAGCACTACTATTAAGAATAGAAGTGCAAATCGCACAAAAAATATACTAGAGATGAAAGGCCTGTCTAAGTATAGGCGTATCCTGACAGGGTCCCCTGTGACCCGTAGTCCGATGGATTTGTTTAGTCAATGTATGTTTTTGTCGGCTATGGCATTAAACTTTCAAAGTTTTTATGCGTTTCAAAACCGCTATGCCGTGTTGCAAAAGCGTATTATGGGAC